GCAATGCCGTATCCGAGTCTGATCGCTTCCGCGAGGGGGAAATAATTTCTGGATGCTGTGACCGCGCCGATCAGTATTAGCATGACCAGTTTGACACAGAGGCAAAATCGTGGCTCTTGAACCGCGCAAATTCTTCATCGACGTTCAGGCGCGGCAGTTCGTAGTGTCGCCCGACTCTACCCTGCCGTCATTTGACCCTCTCTGGTTTGAGGAAGATGTTGAGGCTATTGAATTGTATGCCCTTCGCCCGACTCTAAACCCTGGCGCGCCTTACGAATATCTGGATCTTTCGGGAGCTGCGGTGAAATTTGCCGTAGGCATCACCGCTCCTGCCGCTTTGCAGACTACTTGGACGGCCATTAGCACGGCGGTAACGGCATCCGTGACGAGCTTGGTCAACGGATCGACAGGAACGCCCGAACAACAGAAAGTAACTTTCAGCGGAGCAATTCCCGCGCAAGGCGGATTCGCTATTCAATTTCCCTCCCGCTCGATCAGCGTATCATCCGTGTCGGCTGGCGTGTTCGTCGCGCCTGCCCACGGATTGTGCGACAACCAAGTTGTGACGCTTACGGGATTTACGATTTCCGCAGGCAGTTTTGCCAATGCGATGTATTTTGTAACGGAATCCACTGACAGCACATTCCGCATTGCGCCGAGTCTTGGCGGTGCGGCGATTGCCTCCGCGCTTGCCACCACAGGAGGAACGGCGAATATCGACTCAATCACGACAGGGCAAGTTGCCTACAATTCAACTCCTGCTGATGTGCAGGCGGCGATCCGCGATGCTGGTATAAGCGTAAACAATACCAGTCCGATCAGCGTAACTGGTGTAGCGCGACGAGAATTTGTCTTCGTATATGGCGGCAGAATGTCGAATCGTAATTACGACCCTCTTGTGATCGTTGGCTCTACGCTCGCTGGAGCAACAGGACTCGCTGCCAACGTGAATTTCAACACAGTCGAGATTGCCGCGCTCGTCACGGCTGGCACTACCAATGTGCAGATTGAAGTTGAGATCAGCGAAGGAGCAGTCAGACAGACTTTCCGAAGACCAGCAACGCTTTCGGGAGACATAATTACCAGCACGGTTCCAGTTCCAGTTCCAGCCAACGTATTTACATCGCTTCAAATTCAATCGCCTGACAGCACGATTTTTACATTGACCGTTACCAATGATGGCGAACTAATGATTGCAGGATAATGAAATACATATTCACACTTCTAATGTTGGCGCTGGTCAGTTTGTCATACGGCCAGACAAATATCACGGTCATGGCCGATACAAATCGTGTTATTCGCACGAACTATACCATTGCCGCCGCTCAAGTAATTGGGGCGGTAACAAACGTCAATATGACAAATGCCGTTGGAACACTTGCCATTGCCAACGGCGGAACAGGAGCAACGAATGCCTCGCTCGCTATCAGCAATTTGCTGCCTGCCTATTCTACCAATACGAATGCAGTTCTCGGACTTAACACGAACGCCACGGCTCTTGTCTGGCGGACGAATGTTGGCGGAACGGCCGATCTTACAAATGTCACTGGCGTTCTTGCTGTGACGAATGGCGGAACTGGCGGGACGAATACGGAATCCGCCGTGCTTGGACTTGGCATTCTCAACACGAACAACTATTCCGTGAACCTTTTTTACGGAGGAACCAACGCGAGCAATCAGCACATCGTGATCGGTGCTTATGCAAACGCATACGGAACAAACATTAACGAACACGCTGTTGTCATAGGATACGTGGCAACCGCTTCAAATAATGGCGTTGCGATTGGCTACGCTTCTCAAGCCTCATCTGGTATTTCGTTTGGATATAATGCTTTTTCCGAGGGTCGCGGTATTGCAATCGGAACTGGCGCAAACTCGCAAGGAGGGTCTTTGGATGATGTTTATATTTTCGGCGGCGTTGCTGTTGGCGCAAGCTCTTATAGTGATACGAACAATGGTGTGGCCGTTGGCACTCTCGCTTCCACTATAGGAAATGGCGCGGCGATTGGATGGGGAACGGACGCACGAGGCGGAACGAATGGTGGTGTGGCGATTGGATATTTTGCTGATACCTATGAGGGTATTGCGATTGGCGTAAACGCTGCGGCTAACAACGGAGTCGCCATCGGCGCAAATGCCGTTGATAACAATGAAGGAGTTGCCATCGGCATCCGTGCAAACACAGTCAACGGCGCGGCCATTGGCATAGATGCCGCGAGTGATGTTGGCTACCAGATCGGAACTGGAACGAATGGCGAATCAATGGAACCGACGATTCAGTTTATGGATGCAGGCGAGGTTTATACAAATCAATGGACGGCACTCGCCAACAGCACGGCACTCGGTCATGCAAACATGGCCGCGATTGTCGCAACCAATTCGCCTGCTAATACAAATGCTCCTTCGCCCGATGCGTGGATGCTGATTACTGAAGGCACAAACAACTATTATCTTCCTCTCTGGCAATGAGCGACCGCGAACGATTTGCAGTATATAAATCCCTCGTCGCTTTCGGCGCGGTGCTGATCACGCAGACCATCGCGGTTGCATGGTGGGCGGCTACGCTACAGGCGAACGTGACAGCGCATGACGAACATCTGGATTCCCTTACGCCGCGCATTGAAATTCTTGAACGCGATTACTACCGCAGAGGAGGCGAATCACAATGAGCGGACTCTATGGAAAATGTCCCGCGCAGGCGGATCTTTGTCTGCCGCAGGGTTCGACTTGGGACACTACGTTTATATGGGAAGCGGACGATGTTCCTGTAAATCTTGACGGCTACGTTGCACGCATGATGCTGCGGACTACGGAAGAAGCGGCCAGCCCGACAGTCTCGCTTTCTACTACAGGCGGAACCATGTCCGTGACTTCTGCAGGGCAAATCATTCTGAACTATTCCGCCGCTTCGTCTTCTGCGATTACGGCGGCGAACTATCTTTACGATCTTGAGGTGCAAGCTCCGTCTGGAAATGTCCGCCGTCTTGTGCAGGGCCGCGCTGTAGTTTCTCGCGAGATCACACGATAACGACTATGAGTTGCGGAACGATTAAAATTGAAACCACTTCTGCCGACGAGGTATTAGAAGTTGGAATCATTGGCCCACAAGGGCCGTCTGGCGCAGCGGGAGTTGGCGTTCCTTCTGGCGGAATCAGCGGATACGTTTTGGCGAAAGCGTCGAACACGGATTACGATACTGAATGGATTTTCAATAGCGGTGGCGGCGGTGGAGATTTATCTAATCCGCCTCCGATTGGTGACGTAACTCCGAACACTGGAGCCTTCACTAATTTATCGGCGGTCACTGGATCGTTTACAACTGTCAGCGCGGGAACTGTCAGCGCGGGACAACTTACAGCCATCACGGGATTTTTTACTACGATCAGCGCAAGCGGATTGGCTACGCTTCCAAACATTCATGGTTCCTTGGCTGGCGACATTTATATCCACGTAAAGAACACGCATGGCTCTGCTTTAAGTCGCGGAACGCCTGTCTATGTCAAAGGCAATGTTGGGGATACTGATCGCGTCGAAGTTGGCGCGGCGGATTTTGATGATCCTACAAAAATGCCAGCTATCGGATTGCTGGATCAAGACTTGGATCAAAACGCCACAGGCGAGGCCGTTATTCTTGGCGAGCTACCGAACGCGAATACCGCAGCGTATGCGTTGAACACGGAACTTTATGTCGGCAATGCTGGAACGCTTACAGCGACTCGCCCAACTACAGGACAGGTGCAATCGGTTGGAGTTGTAAGCAGAGTGCAAAGTGGCACAGGCGTCATTGTAGTAAATATGCAAGGGACGCGCAGCCCGAATGAGACTTTTGCCGCCGCGACTCACGCCGCAAGTCACCTCCCCGAAGGCGCGGATGAGCTTTTTGATCAGTCGTTGAATACAACGGATAACGTCACGTTCGGCACTATATACGCAACTGGTGAGTTGATTGCGTCCTCCATAAAGGCCACCTCGCAGATTCAAATTGAGGACAACAATAGTTATGTGGCAACGCTTGCGGTCGGCCAAGACAATCTTACAGACAGCCGCAACTACCAGCTGCCCAACGCGAGCGGAACCATCGCCCTTACCTCCGACTTCGCCGCCCCGCCAGCAATCGGCTCCACCACGCCAGCGGCAGGCACATTCACCACACTCACCGCCAACAACGGCACGATCACGGCGTCCGCGCCTGTGCTTACATTGGCGCAGACTTGGAATGCCAGCGGGACGATTTTTACTGGGCTAAACCTCGCGTTGACCAATACGGCAAGTGCCAGTGGAAGCTCTTACTTCAATATCAATCTTGATGGTGTCGAGGCGCTTTCCATTCGTCGTGGCGAATCAACCGCCAACGCCACGCTAATTAGGTGCGGCGGAAGCGGCTTGAGGTGGACTGCACGCACGCGCACAGGAGGAGGCGTTGGATTAAACTTTGAGCATACATTAGGTATTGGCTCATCGTTAGAGTTTTTGGCTACCGCATCGGGAACAACAGCAGGAGATGTTTTCCTTCTACGAGATGGGGCTTCCGACACGCTCGCTCAACGCCGCAGCACCAACGCCCAAACCTTCCGAATATACAACACCTACACGGACGCCACGAACTTTGAGCGCCTACGTTTGGCTTGGGCAAGCAATAGCGCCATCCTCGGCACGGAGAAGGGTTCTGGCGGCGGGACGGCGAGGGATCTTGTTTTCCAGACGGATGGAACTACACGCGTAACGATTGGCGCAACAAGTGGAAGCGTTGTTTGTTCGGCGGGATTAAGCGTAGTCTCCAGCCTCACATTTCAAGGCAATTCATCTATTGTTGGCAACATAGCGTCTGGGGTTCTCCGACTGTTAAACGCAGCGCAAAGTGGGTTTGACCGACTTCAGTTTGGTGGCAGCACGACAAGTTTCCCTGCGCTTAAACGCGACAGCACCGCCCTTCAAGCTCGTCTTGCCAACGATTCCGACTTTTGCCCGCTGCAAGGCCAGCTTCGCATTCACCAGAATGCCGTGGCCGAGACGCCGACAGCCACGCACACGATGACCTTATTTGACGCCACTGGCACGGCATACAAAGTGCTGTGCGTTGCGGCCTAACGATTATGCTAACTAACCCTAATCCCATCACCACGGAACCCGTAGCCGCCAAGGTCTACGACCGCCTGCACGTTTACGCGCTCAACGCCATCCAGCCGACAACGGACTCTGGTTCCATCACTGTCGAGTTGCTCCCTGCCACGGCAGACGGCGAACTGGCAAACGGCTCACTCGTTCAGAAGATGACGGCTCCGCTCACGCCCGAAATCATGCAGGCGGTTCCCGAACTCGCCGCCGCGTTCGCCGCTGTGCTGGCCGCGATTCCCGCGACACAGGCTTATCTCGCAGCGCAACAGCAGCAGCCCAATGAATAAGCAAGTCACACTCACCGAAGCCGAGGCCAAGATCGTCATGCAATGCCTCGACCTCGCGTGCAAGCAGGGCGGGCTGAATGCGGCGGCAATAATCATGCCTGTGGCGGCTTCCATTGAGCGGCAACTGACCGAATCCGCACCTTTGACACCTTCCGAATAGTATGATCTCTTACCTCATCGAACGTCTGTCGGAAAATTCAACGTGGCGCGGAATTGTGATGCTGCTTACTGCCGTGGGAGTGCAAGTTGATCCCGCGCAGGCGAACGCGATCATTGCCGCAGGCTTGGCTTTGGTTGGTTTGATCAACGTATTTCGCAAGCAATCCAAGTGATTCGCTTTTTGGTATTGCTGTCGGTTTTCCTTTGCGGATGCGAAGGAATGAAAGTTGGCGGCGGATATAAATTCGACACGCGCGAATTTTTCCTGCAGATTGAGCGTCCGTTAGATCCCTCCTTGAAAAAATGAAATTCTTCTCATGGTTAAATCACTTATTCGCGGCCTTTCGCAATGGCCCACAGCCGACCTTGCCGAACTCCTCCTTGCAATCAAAAGCATCCTCGATTCCCGCGCAAAGCATCAGCACGAGCGAGGCAAAAGCAAACGTGTGGCAAGCCGATCCGCGAAGTGAAAAGAATCTGGCTACGTTGGAGCCAGTCACAGCCCGTCTTGCGCGGGAACATCTTCGCCGTCTTCATGCGGCAGGAATGAATTTCAAGATTACCAGCGGACGCCGCACGTTCGCGGAGCAGACCGCCCTGTATGCAAAGGGTCGCACGGCCAAAGGCCCGAAGGTCACGAACGCACGAGCGGGATATTCGTGGCATAACTTTGGAACGGCATACGATCTGACGCTGTTTAGCGGGAAGAATCCTGTATGGGATTCGCCTAAATACACTCGCGCTGGCGAGATTGGCGAAGAACTTGGGCTTGAATGGGGCGGAAGATGGAAGAAGCTCGTGGATCGTCCGCACTTTCAACGGCGAATGGCGCTCACCTTGGCCGAAGCTCGCTCTAAATGGCCGAGCGGCATGGTAAGCCAAACTGCCGTGGCATAATTGCGGGATTGGATTCTGGTGAGTCCGAGTGTCTCATAAGCACTTTTAGGTGGGTTCGATCCCCGCTCCCGCTACTTTGTCTATACCGAAGCGGCTTTTATTAAAGGAAAGTGTCGAAACCTTAAACACGATTGAATCAACGTGTCTAAAAAAGCCGTTTTCTTAAATATATCGAGCCTCCGCCGCCGTATTTCGTTTCTGGGCGATAGAATCTGTATCCGCAGGCCACGAGCGAATTAATGCTGGCGCAATTCCACGGAACGCAATAGGTCACAAGCTCCGTCAATCCGATGCGCTTTGCCTCTGCCTCACGCACTTTGATCAAACGCTTCTGCAAACCTTTTCCGCGATGATCTGGCACTACTCCAACGCGACATAGAAATCCAACTCCAGTGTTGCAGACATTCTTGCAGGGTCGAAGACCAGCATAACCGACAGCGTCTTTGCCGCGCCATACAATCCACCAAAGAGAGTCCGCAAGACTTACGCGATAATCGTTCGGAAAACAGATTTCATCCAAAGCCAATACGGCTACTGGAGCCTGCTCCGCACGAATGACATAGGTGCGAGCCATATCATTTCAATCTGTAATGCGGAACAGGGCGAACGCGCTGCTCCAGCTGTATGCGAAAATCTTTTCGATCTGCCAATCCCTGCTTTACCAAAAGTCTAATTCTTTGACTTGTGGTGACTAACGCTTTCCCGCTTTCTTGTGCAATTTCGGCAACAGTATGCCATCCCTTCGGAACAACATCCACTGGAACGCTGCTTTGCGTAAGAATGTCGCACCATTTTTTTAGTTCGGGATCGTTCGGAAGTTTGTTTTTCATCTTGGTAAGCGGTAATGAGGCGACAGAGTAACCAGATTAATCACGCAAGCATTATGCGTCCACTCTCCATAGGCAAAGCCGTGATCCCATCCGAGAGTTTGGCGACGAGACTTTGCATAACCTACATTTAGCTGTATGCCGCAGCCAATATTGTAGCCAACCACTGGGCGCTGGCATCGACCAGCCTCTTGAGCCACGCGATGAGTATGCCCAAAAACGCACGACATTCCCAATGCCTCGGCATGATCACGAGCGGCAGACACATTATACATGGTGCCATGCAAAAAAGCCGTGTTGCCGAGAATCGTGCAGGCTTCTGGCTGCAATCCTTCATATGGAACGAGCTTTGCTTTCATGTTTTTGGCCGCAGCTTCTATTCTCTGCAAAACATTTCCAGCGGCATACTTAATAATTCCGTTCCCGCTTTCAGCCATGCTTACAAGTCTATCCTCATGGTTCCCCATGTGTATGTGAGTTGGCTCAAGCTCCCAAAGGAATGAAAGACCCGCCAAAAGATCATCCGATATGCTCTGGCAGCGATCGGGATCATCGGCATCACGACGAGCGCCAGCGCGTAGAGCGGCCATATCCGTGAAGTCTCCCAAGTGCAGACAAGCATGAGGCTGATATGCCTTCCGAAACTTGATCATTGCAGACAAGGCTCGCTGGTCTGCCATGTGTCCATGCGTGCATGAAACGGCCACGAATCTTTTCCACTTGCGAACGATGGATGCCACTGATGCTGCATTTATGTCAATGATGTGAGCGCGTCTCTCCTGTTTTATATAGAACAAGCGCTTGTGTTAAATAGTTGGAAAGAATTTCTTGCAAGTGCGTGAACTCCCTATAACACTTGCAACATGAGCAACGAAGAAAACGAAAACATGGTGCATCTCGGAGCAAAAATTCCTACGGCTCTTTCTGCTCGTATCAATGCGCTTGCTCCATTTTTCAAGGGAGGAAAATCGGAGATTGTTCGTCGCGCATTAGCAGAGGGCTTGCAGATTGTGCATGAGACGCACGTTCTGACGTTTCCCATGAAGAACGAAGCACGATGACTCCAGCGCCCCCAGAAAGCGCTCTTGCAGCGCTCGCCGTGCTTACTGCTCTTGCGTTTGTTGTTATTTGGATCACCGAAACTTTGCTTGCTCTATTTCAATGAAATACGGATTTCTAAAACGACCGAAGTCGAAGAATTGGAAGAATTCTCACGCGAAGAAGCGAAAAACTGGCTTTTCTCGTCGTAAAGGCATGATGAGAGTGGAGCGAGATACGCAGATTGATTCGGCCCTCGCTTTGGCTCCGAATGCAAATAGAGAATATCTCGCGGCAAATTGCGTTGTTCTTACTGCGGCGATTATTGCAAAACCTTGGGCCAAGCAATGGGCGGAAGATTGGCTGCCTCAAGCTCGCCTTATAGATGGAAGGACGATCGGAATATGATTGATTCACTACAAATGGAATACGATGACCTTCTTAAAATGAAGGATGCCGAAATCTTCAGTCTTCGCGAAGAATTAGATTCAGAGCGAAGAAGACGCGAGTCTGCAGAACATGACGCGCACTTGATGAGCGTTTCAGTCACGAAAGCAATCGCGGAATTTGCAAAGTTTAGCCCAACCGAACAAAAGAGTTTGCTTGATACTTGGGCAAAAAATCCGATTTATCCAAAATGAGCAAAGCACAGAGAGAAAAGGGCAAGCGCGGCGAGCGTCTGTGGCGCGATGTTGTTCGCTCATATGGCTTCGACGCACAGCGAGCAGGATACAAGCAGAGTCATCTTGGAAGCGGAGGCGCAGACGTTGAAGATGATTCTGGCTACTGGTGGGAAGTCAAATTCGTTGAGAAACTGAACGTCCGACAAGCATACGAACAGGCTTCCAATGCTTGCCCAATAGGGATGCCTCCTGTCGTTGCTCACAAGACATCTTCTAAACCATTTCTGGTCACTCTTGCGGGTGAAGATTTTTTGCGTCTGATCGCAGACAAGCGAGACATGACCAATACGCTCTTGCAGTTAGAGACGCGACTAAAAGAAATCGCCGATCGAACTGCTTGAAACAACAGAACAACACGAACACCAAATGAACGAACAACAAATCGAAAGCACGAGCGAAAGCACGTTTATAGTGGGCAAGGCAATCGCCGTTGCTCTTGTCAAAGCGCAATCCGAATATGGGCCAGCGCTTAAATCATCCGAGAACCCTCATTACAAGAGTCGTTATGCCGATCTTGCTTCGTGCGTCGAAGCAGTTGTCGGGGCGCTAAATAAACATGGAATCGCTTTCATGCAGCGCGTTCTTCCGAGCGCCAGCGGCGTGACAGTGGAAACGATCTTCATTCATACGAGCGGAGAGACGTTGAGCAGCGGGCCTTTGCACGTTCCTGTGCAAAAGAACGATGCACAAGGCTACGGCTCCGCGCTGACCTACGCACGGCGATACAGTCTTATGTCTGCTTGTGGCATTGCGCCAGAAGATGACGATGGAAATGCCGCAGCAAATCAATGGCCCAACGCCAACGCAAGCAAGTCGCAACACAAGCAATCTTCTGCAGCTACGCAGACGAAAACAATTTCAGACAGGGCAGATGATATTCCCTTCTGAATCAGCAACAATAACCAAAAACGAAAGAAAGTATAAATCATGCAAAATAAAATCGTGGTGAAACTTGATGTCACCAAAATAGACAAGACTCGCCTTCACGAAGGCAAAAAGGGCATCTATCTGGATGCTTTGCTCATGCACAATACGGGAGAATCCAAGTATGGAGATGACGGATTTATAATTCAGTCCATCCCCAAAGAAGCTCGTGACGCAGGCGAGCGCGGCCCAATCATTGGAAATTGGCGCTATCTTGTAAGCACAGCCGCAAACAACGATTCGAACAACGAGCAAGAGGGCGGGGAAAAAGTCCCCTTCTAATCATGGCAACCGCTGTTCACGGCATCGACGCCGAAACGTATAGAACCAGCGAAGGCATATCCGCATCAGACTTAAAATGGATTTTGCCTCCGCGCACACCAGCACATTATCACGCATACAGAACTGGGCAGATTAAGCGCGAAGAAACTCGCGCCTTCCTTATCGGCACTCTCTGTCATATGGCTGTTCTTGAACCAGAACGACTTGAAAAAGCATTTGTCGTGAAGCCAACAGGACTCGATCTTCGAAAAGTGGAGGGAAAGGAATGGAAGGCATCTGTCGGAGATGTTCCCATCCTTGACGCTGACGAAGCGACAATGATCGAAGGCATGAAAGCATCGGTCGCGGCACATCCTGCCGCTTACGAACTGCTTCACAACAGCAAGCGCGAGATTAGTCTGTATGACAGTCATCGCAGCGGACTCAAAATCAAAGGACGGCTCGACGTTCTTGGTAATGACTTCGTTGCAGATGTGAAGACAGCCGAGGCGGGAGACGCGCAGGGGTTTTCCTCTGCCATCTTTCGCTACAACTATCACGTTCAAGCAGCAATGTATTGCCAACTTGCCAAGGTCGAGCGCTTTGCGTTCATCGCCGTGGAAAAAACTGCTCCGTATGCCGTTGCCGTTTATGAGCTTTCGCCCACCGCATTGCAGATTGGATTAAGCGCGCTTAACAATGCGCTTGAACTGATCGCGAAATGCCAAGAGCTAAACGAATGGCCCTGTTATGCGAAAGCATCGCAAGTTATTGATCTGCCTTCATGGGCATACAAGCAAATGGAGATGACTCGATGAGCGACACTATAAACGAAAAGGATCTGCTCGGAACCGCGCTTGTCGAACACGGGTTAGTCGTTACCGATCTGGTTTGGGCCATGGAATGGCTCAACAGTCTGACCGACGATCTAAACACGCTTCATGGGCAGGGTTATCATCCGCGAACTGTTGAGTTTTTGGAAGAACTCGCAGAGCGAAGAAGGGTCAAAATCACTCTTAACAGCGTAGCGAGGGAGGTCGGACTATGAATCTCTCCGAACGCAGCGTCTGTGATGGGTTAGATGATGCGAGCATAATGGAAACGATGGCGTGGCTTAAAGAGCAATGCATTCTCCTGCAGTTTGAATTGCAATCAGCCAGCGACATTCTCAACGACAAAAGGGAGGGGGCAGAAATGCCTCCCCCCATGTCTGGAGGAAGCGAAGAATGATTTATATCAATCTGAAGACAAGCACACTTCGATCCGCCGAATACATAGGCAGCGAACCCACAGCACGAGCAACTTGGCTAAATCTGCTTTGCTACTGTTGCGAACAGGAAAACGGAGGCACAATCGCCGATTGTGTCTCATGGAAAGATCGTCAATGGCAGCAAACTTGCGGCGTTACGCTCTCGGAAGTGCAAGAGAAGTCTCCTCTCTGGCAATGGAGCGACGATCATCTGTCCGTTTTCTTTTACCCGCTCGACAAGCAGACAGAAGTCCAAGCAAAGCGCGAAGCAGGCAGAAGGGGCGGTCAACGCTCTGGGCAAAGTCGCCGCGAAGCATTGAGCGAAGCACAGATTCAAGCATCTGGCGAAGCACAGCTTCAAGCAGAGCTTGGAGAAGTGCTTGAACGGAAAGGAAAGGAAAGGAATGAAATAGAAAAGGAAAAGAAAGTGAAGACCAAAGTCGCGGAGCTTTCCGCGACCAGCGACAAGGATTGGCTTGAAGAATTGGCAAAGAATCCAGCTTACTCGTCGATCAATATCCTCGTTGAGCTTGGCAAGATGCAAGCATGGTGCGCGATCAACGGCAGACAAGCCAGTCGCCGCCGATTCATTAACTGGCTCAATCGAGCGGAAAAGCCCATAGCCAGCAACGGAATCGCCCCTGCAACGGGACGCAAGCCAGCGAGCGCATGGGAGCTACGACAGGCCATTGATGCCGTAAAGCAACAGGTCAGTCGAATACAGGGCGACCCAAGCAATAAGACGGCATTGGACAGTCATACGCCTTGGGAACGAAAGCTGAAGCCAGAAGCGGCAGAGCAACTGAAGCAACTGAAACAACGTGAGCAGGAGTTGCATACGCAACTCGCCATGCTCGGCAAGGAACACACACCATTAGTCAGACTATGATGACCAGAAAACACTACAAAATCGTTGCCGAAGCCATCAATCGAGTATGGCACATGAGCGGCAGAAAAACGCAACCGAAAGCTATGTTGGATCTGATCGGAGAACTCATGGGAGATTTCTATCGAGATAATCCGCGCTTCGATCCAATGCGCTTTCTCACAGAATGCAATAAATCAAAACAATGAACACCGACTACACCCCATTCCGTCTCTCGACGATTGTCGAAGCGGTAAAACTTGCAGAGCTTCGAATCTTGGAATCCAAGATTCTTGGTCTGAATCCATCTACGACTTACGAAACATACGACAAGGCAATCTTGGAAAGAACTATCAACGGCATTCTGGCCGAACTCGTAATCGGGCGACCCTTCAATAAATTCTATCTGCCAAGCACGAACACGTTTCACAAGCAGGCAGACGTAGGGCAAGATATTGAAGTAAGATCGTCCACGAATCCAGATTCGCCTTTATGGATTAGAGACAACGATGATCCAGCGCGGCGATACGTTCTGGTCATTTGCGATGCCATGAAGGGCTTTATCGTGCGCGGTTGGGTCTATGGCTACGAAGCAACGACAGACGAATGGTGGTTTGAGCCAGAAGGCAAAGAAGGAGAAGATAAGCCACGCCCAGCATGGAGATACAGAGGAGCATTGCGACCTTATAAAACGCTCACCGCTCTGCGACCCACCGATGCCAAAGGAGAAGTCGAATACAGATGGTGAGATGGCAATGGAGCGATTCATCCGAACACCCTTTGCGCCGTTACGCACGGCGCATCGGGTGGGACGATGTTCGTCTTATGAACGCACTACAAGAACACGGAATTATCAGCGATAATTGCATAAGCATTGATGACGTAGGCAACTACGCGCAAGCAATGATGAAGGCGCATGAGCGCATAATTAGGAATGAACTATGAGCAAAGAAGCGGCATACAAAGCAACGGGACATAAATACAACGGCAGAAATACAGGGAGAGGCGGACGAGAGAACTCCAAAATATTTAAGGCGATGAAAGGGGTGGCATCCTTTGATCTGCTCGACGCAATCGCCAGAGACGATGCCAGAAGACGCAACGAGCAGCGCACGAACGACACGGCAAACTCACAAAACACAAGACATTGAGGGTCAAGGAGTTAGGCTGGCAACAAAGTAAACTTTTCACTTCCGAAAGGGTGAGTGACACGCGACT